TAATGCCCAGCTCAGCAATCAGCTGGTGTTCGTAGGGCAGTAGGCGGCGGGTCATTTGTGAAGCCTGAAGTAATGGCCGTAATCGGGTGGAAGCGGAGCCAGCACCACGCCGGATCTCTCGCTAATAAAAAGCACGTTGCCGTCGTCCATCACTGTACCCATGGCGCCGCCCTTTGTACCGGGCAGCAATACAACCGCATGGCGCTCAGGACCGTTTAGCCGCGTGCCGTTTTGTAGAAGCCACTTCGCCATGATTCGGCGTGGAAAGGTGTTGTCGGTATAACGCTCGAAGTACCAGGCAAAATCTGGCGTGTGATCGTAGTAGCCAAGCCGGCGGCGAACCTCGGCAAACAGCAGGCAGCAATCAACCGTGCCTGAACCATCGCCGGGGTAGGCGCCCCACGCACGCTTCAAGCCGATTAGATCGTTCACCGCAAATACAGCTCGCTGTTCAGAGGCAGCGGGCCAACGTTTTCGCGTGTCAGGGTTCGAGCTGGAAAGGCACTACCCACGCTGTCAATCGCAGAGCGGAAACGGAGTTCAACGGTGGTTTCGCTGAAGCTGGCGCCAATGCCGACGTAGTAATCGGTCAGTGCGGTAAGGATTTGGTCGCTGGCGTTTAGCCATGCGTTTGTGAACTGCAGCGTACTCAGGCGGTTGCCGTTGGCTTGCTCCACCAGCCGCAGCACAACCTCTAAGTTCGGGAACAGTACCTGTAGCGTTTCGTTATCGCCGTTCAACGTGGCAAGCGCACCAGATGCCTGAAAAGGAGCAAAGCCGTAGGACTCACTCAAGTACGAACTGCTGGCGCCAACAAAATAATTCTGATAGCGATGAACGACGCCACTGGCAGTTGTCAGTTTGAAATACTGTGCGATGCGGATTTCGCTCATCAGTAATCAAGCTCCCCGGCAAGGCTGATCGTCACCGTGTTGCGTCCCACGTAGACCGAACGCACTTCAGGCGGGCTGGTGTATTCCCACTTGATTTGCGTTGGCGACTGGATCTTGCTGGTTAGCGTTGCGTCCATCCCAGCAAATGTTTCGGCGGGCAAGGTGAACCGGCTGAAACCGCCAGATGTGCCGTTGTAGTGGTCGATCAGCTGGGACGCTGCGGTATCGGTGATGTTAGTAAAGGTCAGCTGCAGTTCGTAGCCGTAGGCGCGGTTGCCAAAGGCTCGTTTGACCGTGGCGCCAGACAAGGCGCGGTATACCTTTGTGGGGAACTGTCCAAGGCGGAAACTCCGCTCGGATGGTTTGATGCCTGGGAATTGAGCAGTCATCAGCGGAGACCCACGCGGCTACGGGTGCCAGGGCTTTGTTGCAGTTTATCCAATGTCATTGTCATTCCTCGTTTTGCTCCGTCGCTGGCGGCTTGACGGCGGGTGGCTGCCATGGCTTGTTCCAGCTGATCACGGCTGACGTACTCAACCCCGCCGATGTTGGTGGTCTGGAAGCTCATGTTGAGCACTGGCGCACCTGCTGCAGCGGAGCTGGAACCCATGGCAGAACGTAGGTCGTTGTTTGACATAACGTTGCCGCCTGTCGAAGGTACAAACAACTCGGGCCCACGCTCACCAACAAGGTAAGGAGCACTTGCGGTTACCGGACCACCGGATGCTCGTTTACCAAAACCCTTACCGAAACCAAGGAAGGACAAAATACCAGTGCCTTGTCCTGCTGGGTCACCAGCATCAGCCAACATGTTCAAACCGGCCATCATTAGAAAACGTCCAAGCCCCGCAAGGGTGTTGCGAAGTACGCTATTTAGACTTTGCGTTTTGTCGATAAGGCCATCAAGCACATTCATCAAAGAATCGCCAACACCTCGACCAATTGTGCCGATTAGCTGCTCTAAATCTTGTCTTTTTTGTAGTTCAGCATTTAACTGTCTTGCGGCATCTACCTGAGCAATAGCGTCTTCGAGCACTACACCTTTAGATACTAAATCTTCGATAGCTTTTTGCCTAATATATTCTTGCTCTTTACCGCGTACTTTGGCATCTAAAAAGTTTATTTCTTCCTGGAGTGTTGCTAGCGGGTTTGTGGCGTTAATAATTTCGGACTGTTTCAATGCAATGTCCAGCATTTCTTTTTCGTATTCAAGTTTTTCGGCGATAATTTCACTTGTTTGGGCCATAACTAAATACTCCGTTTCTGCGCTACTTAAAGCATCTCTATACAGACTTTCGTACTTTGTCATGCGCTCCATGCGCTTAAGTATGTAATCAGCATTTATTTTTTCGGCGTCTGTCACTGCAACAGCTTTTTGAAGTTGCGTATCGGCAAGTACCGCCAGACGAGCAGCTGTTTCTAGTTGTTTTTGCTGTTGTTCGGCCAGTCGTTCTGCTTCACGAGCGGCTTTGTCTGCACCCGATGTACCACCTGATGGAGGTAATTGACTAGGCGCGGTAAACGTTTCTAGTTTGGGAGGAGTTTGAGGTTTAGCCGCATTTATAGTAGCTAAACGCCCTTTTTGTAGTACTTCTAGTGCCGTAATTTGTTGAATATCCTGTCTACTACGTTGACCTTTAGGAGTGGCATATAGTTGCTTAAGTTTTTGCGAATCACGCTTAAACTGTTCCTGTGCGTTCTTTAATGTTTCGCCAGCAATCGCGTTTTCAATGGCCGTACCAGCCTGCCCTAGGCGGGTAAGTACGTTGTTAAGAGCATTAAGAGCAGTAGCGCCAAAATTTGCAAACAGCTGTCCTAACCGTTCTAGTTCAGGACCTACGACTTTTGTAAGGTTTTGGATGGCTGTTTGGAATTGCTCGCTAGCTGTTTGTGTCTGTTTAGCTACTTTACCTGGTTCGTTTCCTAAATCAACAAGCGTATCAATAAGAGACTGTACGGAAATTTTTCCGTCTTTTGCCATCTGCAAAAGCGCATCCCTATTTACGCCGTATTTATCCGCAAGCGTTTGCTGTATATTTATGCCCTGACTTGTTAATTGATTAAGTGTTGCTTGAGTTACTTTGCCTGCTTCAAGGGCTGATGTAATAGCGTTACCTGTTTTTTCAAACGATCCGCCATACTTTTCTGTAAGTGTAGTAATAAGTTGAATTGCTTTAGCTTGATCTTCAAGCTCTAGTCCAATACCACGTATGTTTTGAATGACGGCGGTAAATTTCTCTACGTCGGTATTAGCAACTTTGAAAGCGTCAGAAAGTTGCTTTGTCTGCTGTGCAGAGAATCCGATATCGTCTGCTAATTGTTTTACGGCTTGACCGCGACTGGCAATATCGCCGAGAAGGGTGCCAAGTAGCGAGCCAGCAAAGCTGCCGCCTGGACCAGCAAGACCGCCCACCAAACCACCGATGGCACCGCCGGCTGCTGCGCCGCCGCCTTGCCCAAACAGCAGCGGAAACGCGCCACCAATAATTGAGCCGCTGATGGCTCCACCTAAGCGTCCGCCGATACCTTGACCTCTCCGTGCAGTTCCGCCGGCTGCAGGAGGTAGCGCAGGACCTTGTACGCCAAAACCTGCATTTGCTGTGGGAACAACTTTGCGTTGTAAAGCTATTTGCTGTTGGATTAAACGGTTTTGGCGATCTCTTGCAGCATTAGCTTGGCCTAAGGCTTGTACGTATTGGCGTACTGCATCCGCTTCGGCAATTGTTCCAGCGTTTACCTTATTAAGTGTCGCAGCGGCTTTTGCAAGATTTGCGTTATAGGCATTGAGGCTTTGGGATGCGCCGGCTAATCTCTTGTTTACACCATCTACGCCTGTAGAAAGAGTGTTTATCTGTTTTGTAATAGTTTGGAGCTGCTGTATGCCTTTTACGCCAATCTCAATATCGGCTCTGTAGGCAGCCACGGCGTTCCACGCATACTCTGGTACTTCAGTTTACGGTGTAAAAAAGCCGCCGGGTTAGCGGCGGCGTCGGGCCTTGTCCATTTCCTTCTGCTGGTCCTCGTTCAGGATCTGGAAGTAGGCGCTCCAGCCGAGTAATTCCTCGGCGGTCATGGTCGTCCGAACTTCGGTAAGAGTCAGGCCCAGTTCCTTGGCGACGCCAAATTGGAGCATGAGCCAGTTGTCTTTGCGGAGTTCGGCGCTCAGGATTTTGGGTCGATGGGCTCGGCGTCGTCGGTCAGGATCGCCAGCATCAAAGCCTGTAGGTCCTTGTCCTTTACTTCGTTCTTCAGCACATCCACTTCGCCGACGCTGAACAATTTGGATCCGGATTCGTCGAGGGCCTTAGCGATCAGCAGTTGGAGTGCGAAGGCATTGGCGTCGTCGGATTTGGCTTGCTTCTGGGCGCGTTCGCGCTCAGCCATCGTCAACGGTGCCACCCACATTTCAAATTTGCTGCCGTCAGAAAGTTCGACTACTTTTTTAGCCGGCTCCAAGTTGGCTGCTTTACGCAGGCGATCAATGGCGCGGACTGGAATTGAGGCAGGCATAAAATCCTGTTGGTTTGGGTCTACTGTAGCGGACTAGACGTAAAAAGCCCCGGCTTGGAGGCCGGGGCTGTTGAACTGGCTATACCAG